TTGTTGTCTTTACGTCTTAGTTTCTTAGTGAATACTTCTTTAGCACCACCTGCAAATCTTCTGACATAACTACGCCAGTCAAACTTAGGTGGTTCTACATGACGTAGTCTTTCTATGATACCTTTAAACTCTCCGGGAATAGTACCCCTAGATTTCTCTATAGAATCTGCAATTTCTTTTAAGATGTGTGCGGTCTGAGACTCAAGTAGTTTCTTCTCTGCTTCAGATAGATCTTCAAAGTCTTTCCATGTACCATGATCAGGAACTATATCACCACTACCGTGTTGTTCACCGTCATCCATACCTGCCATGTCAGAGATCTTTCCACCAGAACCAGATTGTTCTTCTTGTTCTTTAGCTTGCATCAAGAGTTTGTAATACTCTCTACAACCTGCTTTAGGTGGTAGATTATATTCAGCAAAAGACTCTAGAGTACAACCACCTTCAGGTAAATCTTCTGCATCAATGAACTGATTAATCTCAATGTCCATAGCAATATTTGCTACTTTCTTATTTGGGAATTCATCATGACACTGAATGTGGAAGAAACCTATATGCAATAACTCATGCTTCAGTAGACCTCTCTTGTGGTTATCACTAAGAGAGTTCCAGAAGTCTTCGTTAATAGTAAGCTGGAAGTTAACACCATTCTTACTTACACCAGCAGTGGGTACACGTTTGTCCCACTTCTTGTTCAAACTTAGTAGAAGGAGACCATAGAATGGTTCCTTCAACATAAGTTCTTTACTTGTCCTTGCTAGACTTTCATGATTGTTTAACATACTTTGGAATTAGTTTGAGGTCCATCTCTTTTACAAAGTCAAAGCCCCATGTTTGTAGATGCTCCTGTAACGACGCAGAAAACTTATCTAAGAAGAACTGCATTGCTGCTGGACTACTCTTAGGATTTTTCTTAATAACATTATACATGTTGTTGAAGTTAAGATGTCCTTTCTCATTAGTACAATCATTTACGTACTTCATGATGGATGGACTAAAAGAAGTATTTCTTACAACATCCTGATTATCAGGAGCTAGTACATCTATCTTAAAAGGATCATTATTACAGTTACTTTTACTACAATCTTTTGCAAGCAATAATATATACGGAAGGTTCTCTTCCAAATCTACTGCTTCTATAATAATTACACCTACATATACACTTTCTTTATCAGGACTTGTTATCATCCCTAATACTCTTTCATAAGTACTATCTGATAGGATAATACTCTCTTGAATGTTCTTTGTCATTAGTCTTCTATTTTTAAAGTTTTGATTCTCCACAGAGGGTGTTCATTACCACTAACTGCTTTAACCCATTCTTTTGCATTAGGTATATAACCATTGCAATCTTCTTTTACATGTTGTTCACCTACATATCTGGTGTATACAGTTTTACCTGCTGAGTTTACAAAGCTTACTCCAAAGATCTTTTCAGCTTCAAATATACCTTCACTGTGATGACGGAACATTCGGTGGTCACTATGACCTACCCATGCTTTAGTAGCATCAAACCACTCGTGAATATGTGTGTAATCTGATAGTTCACCACCCCACCTTCTAGCGGATGATTTAGCATGTTCATTTGGATGTGCCATAGTCACCTGATGCATTAGCTTCTTCTATACTTCTTACAATACCGTCTACATTCCAAGTCTTATCTTCAATATTTATTCTTACTGTACCATAACCACCATCATTGTTATACCAATCATAGTCGTAGTTATCACTAAGAATTTCATAAAGCATTTCTTCTGCTTTAGATTCAGCATCTGTATCTAGATATATAATTTCATCTTCTTTATCTTTACCATATACAGTTTCTATTGAACCACTATCTCCACCACCATTATACTCACCAACAAGTTCAGTTATACCCATGTTCTTAAGGGAGGATACAAATGCTGCTTCCTCCAAGTCATCTTTAAATACACTCATGATTTTATTTTTTAAGTTTATAAAAACGTCCTAGGATATTACCATTCAGATACAAGTCTGATTCTAGTACACCCTTGACAAACTGATACTTTGTTTCCATATAAGTTAACTCTGTCTTAGAGTAACATATCTGCAGGATATCCCTCTTGATAGGAACCTTATCCTTATGTGCTTCTTTTAACGTAGCATTACTACTGAAGTAGTTTTCATACGCGAGCTTAGCAACACGCTCATAATTCTTTTTACGTCTGTCTGTTGGCGTATTCTTCTTAGTAAGTTTCTTCTTAGTAACACTATGAAAATTCTTCTTACCTATGTACGCATAAGACTTTCCATCTATGATAGCTGTCATTTCATATACGAAACCCACAGCACCTTCTGGAATCATGTCAGGTGTAAATACCTGATTCTTGTAGATCCAACTCATTTGTTTATTGCTTCTTTTAGTAGAGGATATAATACCTCTCTTGTTTTTTCCAGACCGTGATCTCTTACTGAATCCGATAGATCTTTGCTTAGTGGTAATATAACATAAGGAATGTTATACTGAGCTTCATATTTAGCTGCAGCTTTCTTACCAGCATCATCGTTATCAAATAGAACAAGAATCTTCTTATACTTTGACTTATACATTGTAATTGCACCAGAGGGAATAAGAGTATTCTCACTATCGGGTGCTACAACCTCTACATTAAAACCAAACTTTGTTAGACACATAGCATCTTTCAATGAGCTGCATATAATTAGATTTGGTTTCTCAAACTTTAACTGATCGGTACCTTGGATATACTGTTTGACTTTTAGAAACTTATGGTCTTGAATATATGGTTGATACATCTTATAGACAGAACTATCAATTCTTGTATATGCATACAAGTAAGGTCCGGTTATATTCAATGTTTCAATGTGTCCATCTTGTTCTTTCTCCATAGTATAGTCACCGACAGGAACAACATTAAAGTGTTGTAGTGTTTCAGAATCAATTGCGAATTGAGTCCAGAACTTAGCATCACCTTTATTCCATGCTCGAGCAGTATATCTTTTTACTTGATATTTTGCTTGCTTCTTAAATGATCTAATATCATCAGTTGTACCAGTATTAAGAAACTCTTTGTAATCAGTCACTAGTTTATTTACAGCTTGCGGATAATCTACACTATACAAATCCATGATAAGTTGAATCTTACCGCCACCTTTACCAGATGAGAAATCTTTGAATCTGTACTCATTTGTTGAACAGTAGATTACAAAACTCGGAGTTCTCTCCGTTGCATTAAATAAGGACTTGATTTTTATATCTTGACCAGTAAGTTTTTCACTAAGATTACAATAATGTTCAAACACCCAATAGCTGGGAACGTCGTCAATTGCGGCAACTAATTTTTTAGTACTAATCATAATGATAAAAGATAAAAAAGGGGAGTATTACCTCCCCCTTTATCAGTTAATTAAAAATTAAAGTTCGAAATCAGAACCTACGGATGAAGATGTTTGTACACCTGCATTACCGAAAGAATCTACATTCTCAACTTTCTTCTTCTTGATGTGCAAATCAGAATCAAACTTGATCAACTTGCTTTGATCTTCAGCGATGTTGCTGTTTTCCATGTTGTAAGCACCACGCTGATTACGAACCAAGAACAAATCAAAGTTTGTATATCCTTCCTTGTTAAGATACTCTTTACCACCGATACACATGCGGATGAATTTATCTTTGAAGGGAGCATCTGTAGTAAATGCAGCTACAAAGTCTTCGATAGTCTCATGCTTGCTATCGTTATCTTCCATCCAGTTCAAAGAATCAGTAACTTTACAAATAGTCTGGATTGCTTTTAAGATATCCATATCGCGAGATACAGTGATACCAGTCTTAGTAGTACCATCTTTATATGCATACTCAGAAGCTTTCACACGACCTACCTGACCAAGGTGTCTACCTAGTTCGGGATTATCTTTGCTAATAAAGAAACCTTCGAATCCATCAATAGGAAGTGTCTCAACATTCATTACCAAGTTATAAGCATTCTTATCGAATGGTGGTACTTCCAAGCTGATGTTATTAATCTTACATACGTTTGCTCCAGGAGTAATTACTTTTGGGATACTAGATCCTTCTGAACTTTTTAAGTCTTTTGTGCTAATCATTTTTTTAATTTTTAATCAATGTAAATTTCTTTCCAGTTTGTTGTGATATTACCGTTTTCATCCATCTCGGATAATACAATCTCTTTGTTGCTAAGATGTGCAGGTCTTGCACCACATGCAACTTCGTCAGATGTTTTAAAACTAATAATGTTTTTCTTACCTTTTCTATACAGGTAACCAATAGAATCAGAGTTTGATGCAGTAATACGTTTAAGTTTACCTGTCAAATCTAAGTCTAATGAGTTAAATTCAGATCCATTTTTCTCTAACATGGTATCTTTTACGTGACCTACTAGAATAGTTCTAGGTGCCCAGGTTTGAATATAATTCACAACCTTTGTAAAAGCTTCTCTTAGATAGGGATAACCAGCACCATTAGGTAAACTAAGAATGCTACCATACTTAGGTTTACCATCTGTTAACCAGTTCTTACCCATAGGGGTCTTCATATACAATTCTTCAGCATAAGGAATACACATCTCTTCTAATGCAGTGATGGTATCTACAGCAACATACTTATACGGATTACCCGCATCTTTAATCGCTTTTCCTATATGCTTAATTTCTTCAACACTATTAGCTTCAACTTTCATTGCTTCTAGATACTTCGAACCTTTCTCAAGATCGAGGATCAAACAATCATCAAGTTGTGATAATAATGTAGTCTTACCAGTTTTTGGTTTTGCAAAAATAATCAGGTTACGTGGACTGGTATTCTCCGCGGGAACCTTGCTTGTAGGCAATTTAATCTCCATAGTTAACTTGGTTGCTTTATTTTACTAAGTCGTTTAACCACTTCTTATTGCTGATTGGTTTTCTCAACAATATAGCAGCAAGATCTTTAATTGTCATCTCTGACATTGGTGCGTCATCTTGCAACATATTTGAAAAGTCTTCAAACTCTGTTACTTTAATACCAGAAAGTGCGGTTGCACTCATCTTACTAGGAGAAGTAACTTTCACAAGTTCACTCACAGGTATTAGATAACGCATCTTAGGATCATCTGAAGGTGTTGTAGTATCATATTCTTCTTCCCAATGAGGATTAAAATACAATCTCCACAATGTTCTTTCAGGATCTTGTGGTTCTGTATCACCAGCAACAAACTCAGTATACACATCTGTTCCTTTTCTTAGCTCACTAGGAAATAAACTGATATGCAATTCTTCTTTACCTTTAGGACGATACGCAATCTTTGGATAGAAATACGCATCAGGAATACCTAAAGCATCAAATGTTGATTGGTGATGTTCTCTTAGTTCAGCAACTTTTGTTTTCGCATCTACTTTTTCGTTTTTCAAACTTAAACTCATACTCTTAATCTTTTTTCTTGTTGAGGTGGTGTAGGCATTTCTGAGATTCGCATGCGTTCGAACTCAGCTTTAAAGAAACTCATACGGTTGTCACCATTACGACATTTCAAAAAATGCAATACAAGCACCCTATCATTTTCTATGATATATCGATCGGGACCATAGAACCTAATCTTTTGTTTAGCAGGTCTATTAATACCGATCAATGTATCCGCATGTTGTAGCAAAGCATCTGAACCGAAGATGTCAGACTCTAGTATGTAATTACCATACTTACCGTCTTCATTCCTCTCAGGATTATCAATACCTCGGTTAAGCTGTGTAAGAATAATAAACGCGATAGGAAATCTACGTTTAAGTTCTGTAATAGCTTCACCTAAATTGTATAAGGTATCAAACTTATCCTTCTCAAATGGTGCTTTCTTTAACAGTAAAGAGTGATCTAAACTCACTATTGTTTTTGTAAACTCAACCTTACCTTCGTCATCTCTTGTTGCGTGGGTATTCATATAATCCACAATTACTTCTTTAAGTTCGTTGACTGTAATAGGTTCTTCTACAATATCAATAGGAATCTTTACTCTTTCCTTCGCATGTTCGTAACATACTTCAAGATCTTCATTCGTCAGTTTACCATCCGCACTGCATAAGTATTTATATGACTTACCGAGTACACTGGAAAACTCTCTAATTGCAGAAGTACGAGCAAGCATTTCGAACTGAAATTCTAATACTCTGAACTTCTCATCAGGATTCAACCTAAAAGATTCTCTTACAAGTTGATCCTTAATTAGAGTTTTTCCACTACCTGGACGACCACCTATAACAGTCATAGAGTGCCATTCTAGACCATCAGTAGTAGCATCATTAAACTTTTCCCACGGAGTTTTTAAGCTGCGAATATGACCATCTTTTCTACCTTTTAGGTAAACTAATGAGTCAAGGAATCCTTGCTTCTGGTCTTTCCAAAGCTTGTGTTTCTCCATTATGATACAGATTGTGATTAGTACTCTACGCTAATCTTGTGA